ATGGACGATACTCGTCGTCCACGCCTAACTATGCTCCATTTACAGAAACTTAGAAAATCAAGGGATGCTGAAAAATACGAGACCGCCCAGCATCTCAATTTCTTACCTGACATGTACAATCAGGCACCTGATGAAGGCGGCGCACCAGGCGGCCTATAAAGTAGCTTTTTATTCTAGTCCGACCGAGACTAAATAAAGCTGCGAATCTGCATTTCTTAAAAGTGGCTCTTTTATAGCCATTTCCACCTATATTCCCCTCTCTTGGGTTAAATACCTAGAATACTACGAAAGTAGCCATTTTGGAAATTTAACAAATCAAGGAGAGATTGGGCATGTCACAACAACGAAAGCTTGAAAAGGTATTGGATCTTCTTCTATCAGAAGATTCGGACCAGGCTGCTGAACTTCTCCACCAAATCATTGTAGAAAAAGCTCGTGTCATTTATGAAAGCATCGTCGAAGAAGACGACGTTAATACAGAAGACCTAGCAGAAGCTGATGAAGTTGGTGGTGAGCCAAATAAGGATTTCACTGATGAAATTTCATCTGACAAGGATGAGGTTGCTTCTGACGAACAAAATGACGGCGAAGCCGGCGGTTCGGAAGACGACGGTGAAGGCAGCGACGACGAAGATGAAGAGGGCGCAGCTGATGAATTCGGCGGCGATATGGGCGGAGAAGGAACTACCGAAGAGCGCGTTGAAGACCTAGAGTCCCAACTTGCTGAACTTCGTGCAGAATTTGACGCACTAATGGGCGAAGAAATGCAAGAGCCACAACATGCAGACATGGCCGGCGATATGGAAATGGGCGGAGACGTTCAACCAGCTGGTGATGACATGGGTGGTATGCCTGACTTTGGTGGCGGAGCAGAAGAAAAGGTTGTCGGCGAAGTAGTCGCAACTATGTTCGAAAAGCAGAAGAAAGCCAAGCTAGAAGTAGCACCACAGAAGAAAGATGCCAAGAAGGATAAGAAGGTTGACGAAGAGACACAATTCCTTAACAAGACAGCTGACACAGGCCAGAAGGGTACAGCAAAGCTTGTTGGAACTGGTAAGAACACACCATTGGGTGCTGAACAAACCAAGTCATCGTTTACTAACATTCCTCCACGTAAGGATTATGGCGGAAAGCCAACAAATATCCTAGGTAGCAAGTCTACTGGTGGCGAATATGGAAAGTACAATGGTGATTCAGCAAAGAATGATACACCATCAGATAATGTAAAAGTTGAACCAAAGAAGAATGGTGTGAAAGCTGATACTACTGCGAAGTGGACCGGCGGTAAGGCATCTGGTGAAGGTTTTACAAAGTCTCCTCTAACCAAGAAGCCAGCGTAAGGATACGGCGGTGAAAGTGGCAAATAAACTATACGAGTACCTATCGTTTGATAAGGCGCACGTACAGCTACTCGAAGAAGATAACAAGATGACCGGTGGTAAAGATCTCTGTATGAAAGGGATCTTTATCCAGGGTGACGTAAGAAACCAAAATCAGCGTGTTTATCCTGTTCGCGAAATTGCCAGAGCCGTAAATTCTATTACTGAGAAATTAAGCGCAGGTCAATCAGTTATGGGCGAACTCGACCATCCGGAAGAGTTGTCTATTAACCTTGACCGTGTAAGTCACCTCATTACAGAAATGTGGATGGATGGTGCAGACGGATACGGTAAGTTGAAAATTGTTCCAACCCCAATGGGCAACATAGTAAAGACATTGTTGCAATCGGGCGCAAAGTTGGGAGTTTCATCCCGTGGTTCTGGAAATGTTGGTGATGATGGTGCAGTTTCGGATTTCGAAATTATCACTGTTGACATCGTGGCACAACCAAGTGCTCCAAATGCATTTCCTAGGACAATATATGAAAGTCTTTTTAACATGAAGGGTGGTTCTAGTGTAATGAATACCGCAAGGTCTGCATTAACTGAAGCCGCTGCACAGAAACAGCTTGTTAAGGACCTTCACAGATTTATTAAAGAGTTGAAAATTTAAGGGGAACTCAAGATGGCAAAAAAATTAGATGAGATCTTGAGCGAAAGCGTTGGATTATCCGAAGATACCAAAAATCAGATCGTTGGTTTGTGGGAAACTAGATTAACCGAAGCTCGTGAAGAAGTTGCAGCAACACTCCGTGAGGAATTCGCACGCAAGTTTGAACACGACAAGGGAGTTTTAGTTGAGTCTATGGATCGTTTCTTAACAGACAAAGTCCGCGTTGAACTCGAAGAATTCGCCGATGACAAGAGAAAACTTGTCGCAGAACGTGTTGCCTATAAAGGCAAGCTAGTAGAACACACAAAGATGCTAAACACATTTATTACAGAAGCCGTAGCTAAAGAAATGAAAGAGTTCTATGCCGAGAAGAAGGTAATGAAAGAGAACTTTGGAAAACTAGAAAACTTCTTATTGAAGCAACTAGCCGAAGAAATCCGTGAATTCCGTGCTGACAAGAAGTCCTTAGTGGAACAGAAAGTCAAAATGGTTACCGAAGGTAAGCAGAAGCTACAAGAAACAAAGGCACAGTTTATCAAGCGTGCAGCACAAATCATCGAGTCTAATATTGAGAAGACTCTGCGTAATGAAATTGGTCAATTCAAGGAAGACATTCGTGTTGCCCGCGAGAACGATTTCGGTCGCAAGATATTTGAGAGCGTTGCCGCCGAATTCATGACTTCGTATCTAAACGAAGGTACTGAGCTTAAGAAGCTACAAAAGGTTGTCGAATCTAAGAACCAGGAACTTGCAACACTTAACGAATCAGTTAAGAAGAACAAGGGATTGATGGAAGGTTTGGATAACAAGTTAAAAGCTACTCAAGACCTAGTCGAAAGACAGAAAGTCATGGTAGAGTTACTAGCTCCATTGTCCAAAGACAAGAAAGCAGTAATGAAGGAATTGCTTGAATCGGTTCAGACAAAGAATCTGCAAGGCGCATACAACAAGTATTTGCCAAGCGTTCTAAATGAAGCCGCTGTACGTAAACCTGAGCCTGCAAAGATTCAGTTAACTGAGGCGACATTGTCATCCAAGACAGGCAACAGAGCGGTGGTCGCTCAAGACGAGGATTCGGAAGACGCCTCGACACTAAAAAGTATTTTGTCCTTAGCCGGAATTAGAAAATAATCTAGGAGAAACTTATAATGGCAACAAAGCTATTTGAATCAAACTGGGGCGCAACAAAAGAAGCCCTATTAGATGGCCTAAAGGGAACCCGTCGTCAGTCCATGGACGTAGTGTTTGAAAACACTCGTAGATACTTGGCTGAATCGGCAACCGCAGGCGCAACCCAAGCAGGTAATATTGCTGTACTTAACAAAGTAATGCTACCGCTTATCCGTCGTGTTATGCCGACCGTTATTGCGAACGAAATCATGGGTGTTCAGCCTATGACCGGTCCAGTTGGTCAGATCCACACTTTGCGTGTTCGTTACGCTAATACAGCAGCTGGTGTTACAGCTGGTACAGAAGCACTTGGTCCATTCGAAATTGCTCGCGCATATTCGGGTAACGAAGTTGCAGCAGATCCAGCAGCAGCAAGTACAGCTCGTCTAGAAGGCGTGCCAGGTAACAAGCTCAGCATCCAAATCTTGAAAGAAACAGTCGAAGCTAAGACACGTAAATTGTCAGCTCGTTGGACCTTTGAAGCAGCACAAGATGCAAACGCTATCCATGGTATCGACATCGAAGCAGAAATCATGCAAGCACTTGCACAAGAAATCACAGTTGAAATCGACCAGGAAATGCTATACAAGTTGTCTAGCCTAGTTCCAGTTGCACCAACTACATTCAACCAAGCTGCTGTCTCTGGTACAGCTACATATGTTGGTGATGAAATGGCTGCTCTTGCAGTTATGATTAACCAGCAAGCTAACTTGATTGCTGCACGTACACGTCGTGGTGCTGCTAACTGGGCAGTTGTTTCGCCAACAGCGTTAACAATTCTTCAGTCTGCTACAACATCGTCGTTTGCTCGTACCACAGAAGGTACATTTGAAGCACCTACAAACACAAAGTTTGTTGGTACACTCAACAGCACAATGCGTGTTTATGTAAACCAGTACGCAAGTGATGGTGAAGCAGTTCTTATTGGCTACAAAGGCCCTACAGAAACTGATGCAGCAGCTTATTACTGCCCATACATTCCGCTAATGAGCGTTGGTCCAGTTATGGATCCACAGACTTTCGAGCCTGTTGTTTCGTTCATGACACGTTATGGCTACTTGGAATTGACCAACACAGCTAACAGCTTCGGTAACGCAGCTGATTACTTGTCGAAGGTTGGTATCGATTCGAGCACACTCAAGTTCTTCTAATCTAACTTTAGGATTAGAAAGGAATTTAAAGGGCCCTCCGGGGTCCTTTTTTGTGGCCGCCTGATATTTGTTTTATCTGATAAATATATGAAATACGCAGGAAAATGCAAATGTCGAGCCCAGTTGTAGTAACAAGAATACAGATTAGAAGAGGCATACAATCACAATTTGATGCTTTATATCCGCCTGGATATAATGGAATAGGTGGCTACGGAAGCATAATTGGATTTGATGCAACCAATTTTCCAGATGTTCTTTTATCCGGAGAAATGTGTTTTGTAACTGATACAAGAAATACATATATTGGTAATATAAATGCCGAATATACACAGATAAATATTCCAGTTGCCTCGCCACCACAGTATGAATTATTTTCTGCGGCAGCAGCACAAACAATTTTTAATACAACAATTCCTGTAGCTGCTAATGCTGCCGGTTTTGCGTATCTTCAGGTATTTGTAAATGGTGTTAAACAAGTGGAAGGAGTAGCCTTTTCATATCAGGTTACTGGTCCAAATCAAATTACATTCAACGTCGGTCTAACGTTAGCCGATGATGTTGAAATTTATGCATTCTTATAATTGGAAATAAAGTTCTATGGCACAACCAAAAGTTGAAAGTTATCAATTAACAGATACGGGTGTTGTTCCGGGCCCCTATACTTCTGTTAATATTACTGTTGATAGTGCAGGCAGAGTAACCGCAGCAGCAAGCGGCGGCAGCGGCGGCACAGTAACTTCAATTGATGTATCTGGCGGTACAACAGGGCTTACAACCAGCGGCGGCCCGATAACTTCTTCAGGTACAATTACTATAGCAGGAACTCTTGCTATAACAAACGGCGGAACTGGTCAGATCACAGCATCAGCAGCCATAAATGCCCTTGTTCCGAGTCAGGGTGGTAATAGTGGTAAATTTTTATCAACTAATGGCTCAGTAGTATCGTGGGAATCAGCCACTCTTATTGCACCACTGAATGAGGTTATTTTTGGTACCGGTATTGGTACAACATCTAGTCCAGATCTAACGTTTGATGATACAACCGATGTACTTACTATTGGCGGTGCCGGCACAGGAACAATTCAGTCTAACACTGGATTCGGAATGGACATTTTGGCAGATGGCATACTATTGCTATCATCAAACGGAAATGACGTTTCATTATTACCTACAGGTGGTATTGAGTTTGGGGGAAGCGCAGGCACCACAGGACAGGTATTAACCTCTAATGGTGCTGGTTCTCCACCAACCTGGGAAACTAATAGCCCAGGCACCGCTGAATTGAGATTTGATTTTGGTGATGCTACCCCAAAGAATATCTTTATGATGCCTGCAAACAAAATCATACGAGAAACAACAATAGTCATCTATACAGCATTTGATGACATTACCGCAACGCTATCATTAGGAGACATAGGCAATATAAGTCGCTTTATTTCTACTACTGATAACTTACCCTACGAGATTGGGACTTACAGCACCACTCCAGGATATAAATACGCTGTAGATACTATGATAACTTTAACGATAGTCCCAGGCGTCTCTACATTAGGTAGTGGGCTTGTAACTATCACTTATGAAATTTAAAAAGGAAATATAACATGTCAGTATGGACCAAAATCATTGGAACACAGACGGGCCGATTTATACTTGG